AATACTGTTCATTCTTATTTGTTGTTTTCTGTCCATTTTAGTTTATCAGTTACACGCTTTTGTTATTAATAACAAAGAAGTTAAATTGATAGGTATTGAAAAGCCTTATGTTGTTATTGATAGTGAGCTTGAGGAAGCCTATTTTGTTGAAAGCGGAATCCTATCTAACGCAAATAATTATATGTCAGGCGAGTTTCCAGTTCTTGATGTTGGTAATAACATTGTCACTTTTAACGGTGGGGTGAGTAAATTAGAAATCACTCCTAATTGGCGGTGGTTGTGATGATTCATGTTTATGATAAAAAAGAGAAAAGCTTTGATAAAAATGGGCTTGCAGTTTTAAACGAGGCAGTGGAATGTAAGATAATAGAAAAACTGAATAATGAATATGAATTGATATTGTCATATCCTTTGCACTCGAAAAAAGCGCAATATCTTCAACCATTTAATGTTATCAAAGCTGACGGTCAGTTATTCAGGATTTATAACACTGATAAGGACAGTAATACCGGATTAGTCACAGTTTATGCAAGGCATATTTTTTATGATCTATTAAATTACATCATTGAAGATAGAAGGGCTGAAAACAAAACTTGTAAGGAAGCACTCGATATAATATTGGAGGAAATAGGACTTTCAGAGGTATATACAGCTGAATCGGATCTCACTGAAGTTGCTACGCAATATTTTGTTAAGAAAAATGGAGTAGAGGCTGTTTTCCTGCTTGTAAATGAATGGCAGGGTGAGTTGGTGCGTGATAATTACACAATTGGAATTATGAAAAGTAAAGGGACTGACAGAGGGGTGCACATTAGGTATGGTAAGAATATTATCGGGATAAGTGAAAAATTGAATTGTGACAATGTAGCGACTTGGATTTACCCGGTTGGCATGGATGGGATTACACTGCCGGAGAAATATTTATTAAATCCGCTATGGGAAGGTTCGGATTACCCTGACTTTGCTCTCGTCAAGATGGTTGAGTTTAAAGAGGCAAACAGTGAAGGATTACTTAGAATAGAGGCACAAAAGTATCTTGATTCCCATGCAATTCCCGATGTCAATTATAAGGTTGATTTCATTTTGTTGGGACAAACCGAGGAATACAGGAATTATAAAGCACTTGAGCATGTTGAAGTTGGTGATATTGTAACAGTAAAGCACAGTATTCTTGGTATTGATATTAAGGTGAAAGTCATAAGCATTGAGAAAGATATTTTAAGTGCAAAAAACACAAGGGTTGAACTTGGACAACCACTAAGTACCCTTGAACAGTATTTTGCCGAAATCTCAAGAAACAGCGAAATTTTAGCAAGTACAATCTCTCAGGCATTAAGTTCCATGCTGTACTTTACAAATCCCAGTACTCTCATTATAGGGACTGCTGAAAAGGAAGTCATTTATATGCCCATTGGTACTGTGAGAAATACGAATATCATGTCTTACTTGATTTTGAGCGTAAATGCTTCTTCCGTTTGTACTTTGACTATAAAATATAGTCTCGATAACAGTATCATTCCAGTCAATTTAAAACAGAAGCTGCAGATAGGAGATAACTTAATAGCAATTCCTATGGCATTAGTGGCCATTCCGGAAGGAGGTCACTATTTTAGCGTAAAGCTCAGTCTAGATACGGGTTCTATTACAATTATGCCAAATGGTCTGCAGCTTGCTATTGACGGAAGAAATCTGACAGGGGGTTTAAGCTCGGAAATACCCCATGCAGAAGTAAGAGAAGAATTGAAGTACTCCGACGTAAGTTCAAATAGAGTGACTTTCAATTATATAGTACAGTCAAAAGTTCCTATTCCTGCAGCATGTACTGAAATGCTTATATATACTGATGTCAGCGAAGACCGGACAACTGAAGTTGTAGATATTATTTTAACGCAGGAGGTGTGATTAGGAAATGCATGAAGCTAAAGGTTATGACAAAAGCTTTATTGATGGAACAATAAAAGAGCATATAAAGATGAAGCCGGATGTCGAGATAAAGGGTGTAGTTACAATCCAGTTGTTTGACGAGAAAGGTAAGCTGGAACGTGAAATAAAGACTGAGAATCGCATTACCGACTCAATTGCGAGAATGGCTTTCATGGATTATTTCTGTTGCAGGATAAGAGGAAATCCATGGGGTGTGCAATACGAGTACAATGACGATGAGGTAGGCAGTTCAATTTCTGTTAAAGATAGTAATTATACGGAGCAGAATGGATCATATTCATACTTTACAGCACCTTTTCGACATTTTTTCCTTACAGATGACGCTTCTCCAGAAGAGGGTTTCGCAAGAGCTATAAAAGGAAATATTATAGGCTGGGCAGACAAATCCCGGCCGTATGCAGGATCAAGTACGGTAAAAGGGACAATTAATCTCAGCGAATCTTTCTTTACGGAAAGCAATCTGCATTTTGTATTTGACTTTCCAACAAGTGTTGCAAATGGTAAGTTTCAGAAGCTGTGGTGGTGTGAGATGAAATATGATTCAACTACACAAGAAATATTGTATGGACTAAGACCAATATCAAGAAGATATAAGCTTGATGGCTATACGGGTAAATCAGTAAATATACAAGCACCTACAAACTTTACTCCCGGTAATTATAACACATATAAGTTTAGAGTATTTAAGTATAATAATAAACTCTATGTGATTGGGGTGAATATTAGTACAGGAAGAATATGCATGGCGGTTATTGATCTTGATACAGAAGAATATACCGAAGTTGATTTATACACAACAATGGGATTGACATCATCGAGTTACAGGCCATCAGCATACTTGATGGCTCAGGAAAATAATTATGTCTACATGATGTATCCGTCCTACAGTAATAGGTTGCACATATTAAACCTTGATGACAATACCAAAACTGAAATTATTCTGTCGGATAGCTACTATAACCTTATAGGTAAACAAATCCCAGAAATACCTTCAAATTGGTACAGTAGTATTGATTCCTATTTGCAAAATGGCATGATGGCTTGTAAAAACGGTAGATTATATATACCTTTGAGGTATTATAACGGAAGTACAAGTAAAACTTTTATTTTAGTTTGTAATCCGGATGAGAATCTTACTAAAACAGCTCTGTACGACTTAAGTACGGTGGGTTCACCTGCTGGACCGTTTTCAACCAGTGCAATGTCATTGGATGGCTATGATTTAAAGCTACAATCAAGGGATGCGGATACATGGTTTGTCTGTAACGGAAGTTATACTTTTATTACAGACAATAGCTTTAACATTATTGATATTGGATATAGAGATCATACCTTTGACTACCGGTACTTCTTAGAAGATACTCCTGGATGTGCAATCAAAAAGTATTATGTACCAAGCGGCAGCCAAATTTATCAATGGCAATATTACTGGAGCATTTGGGAACCAATAGCAGCAATGACTTTACTTCCGAGTCCGGTAACCAAAACTCCTACTAATACAATGAAAATACAATATGACTTTAATATCCAAAGAGTAGATCCGTTTCAGCCATAGAATGGAACAAGTCTAATTATTGAAAGCGCCTTTGTTGATACAGAGGTGCTTTTTTATATGGAAAATTATAAAGAAATGAGGGATTTAATATGAAAGAAGTTTGGAACTGGATGCAGATCGTTTTCGCTGCGATCGGTGCATTTTTAGGCTGGTTTCTCGGCGGGCCGGACGGTTTTCTGTATGCGCTTATTGCTTTTGTGGCCATTGACTATCTCACCGGTGTGATGTGTGCCATTGCGGACAGGAAGTTATCAAGTGAAATCGGAGCAAAGGGCATCTTCAAGAAGGTGCTCATTTTTGTGATGGTGGGCGTGGGACACATCATTGACAGTCAGGTGCTCGGCAACGGCGGCGCGGTGCGGACAGCAGTTATCTTCTTTTATTTGAGCAATGAGGGGATTTCAATACTGGAAAACGCCGCACACATAGGACTGCCGATTCCTGAAAAGCTGAAGAACGTACTGGAACAACTGCATAACCGCTCAAATGAGGAGGATGGGAAGAAATGAAGCTTTTTACCAAATACATGACGCGAAACGACTGCTATACGGCAGGCCGGAAAATCACGCCTAAAGGAATCATGGTACATTCAACGGCTGTGCCGGGTGTAATGGCAGCTGACTGGTTTTCCCGCTGGAACAAATCTTACAAAGCCGGTGAAATAAATAGACAGGTCTGTGTTCACGCCTTTGTAGACGATAAAGAGGTTTGGCAATACCTGCCTTGGAACCACCGCGGCTGGCATGCAGGAGGATCCGCCAACAATACCCATATTGGCTTTGAGATCTGTGAACCCGCCGGGTTTTCATATAAATCCGGGTCGGTGATGGTGGGTTATGATGCAGCAAAGCAGGAAGGTTATTTTCGCAAAGCATGGCAGAATGCCGTTGAGCTTTGCGTCATGCTCTGCAGGGAGTATGGCCTTGACGAGAATGATATCATCTGCCACTGCGAAGGGTATAAGCTCGGTATTGCCAGCAACCATGCCGATGTGATGCACTGGTTCCCCAAACATGGGGAGAGCATGGATACCTTCCGCAAAGAGGTGAAAAAAGCACTAGAAAACAACATAGATAACAATGCGGATATAGGAATCGGCGACCTGGTGGAGTTTAAAGACAGCGCAAAAAACTACTACCCCGGCAGCGTGGCAATTCCATCGTGGGTCAAAAATGACTATTGCCACAGGATTACACAGACTTTATCCGGCGGCAAGCCGGTCATAAAAGGCGGAAAAGAGTGTGTTTTGCTTGGAAAAAAGGTTAAGAAATCTGGAGGTTTAGAGATTGCAGGCATCAATACTTGGGTGGCAAAAGAAAACCTTGTAATTGTAAACAGCACTGCAGATAGTAAGAACAATAGAACCTATACAGTACAAAAAGGCGACACCTTATGGAGAATAGCGGAAAAAGAACTCGGCAGAGGAACAAGATACCCGGAGATTAAGAAACTCAATGGCCTGACTTCAGATACTATTTACCCCGGACAAGTTTTGAAATTGCCGGAATAAAGATAGTGGACAGCCAATCGAGGCTGTCCTCAACTTTTATAGGAGGTGCTTTGATGATAGAGGCGGCTAATCATTTACCATATAGCCCGCAGGAAATTAACTATACAAAGATAACACAGGAAGAACTTCAAAGAGAGGTGGATTACTGGCGGGCATATAAAATATTGCAGAGGATGCTTAAAGCGGGACTGATTTCTGAAGAAGAATTCAACAAAATCGACAAGTTGAACCGCAAAACTTTCTCGCCAATGTATGCACAGCTTATGGCCTAATTGGCTTGCTATTAGCGGCACACAGAGGTAACATGTCACATACCCAAAGGAGGTGAAAACAGTGAGAAAGGTAACAAGGATTGATGGGAACAATGCTCTCCAAGCTTTCAAGCCAAAGGTGAGGGTAGCGGCTTATTGCAGGGTTTCAACAGACAGTGATGAACAAATGGCAAGCCTGGAAGCACAAAAGGACCATTATGAATCCTATATAAAAGCAAATCCTGATTGGGAATTTGCAGGGATTTACTATGATGAAGGCATATCAGGCACAAAAAAGGAAAACCGAACTGGACTTTTAAGGCTGCTTGCAGATTGTGAAAACAAGAAAATTGACTTTATTATAACCAAGTCAGTCAGCAGATTTGCCAGAAACACAACCGACTGCATTGAAATGGTGCGAAAACTTACCGATCTCGGTGTTTTCATCTATTTCGAGAAAGAGAATATAAACACACAGCGCATGGAAGGCGAATTGGTGCTGACAATTTTGAGCAGCCTTGCAGAAAACGAGTCATTATCCATTGCAGAAAATAGTAAGTGGTCTATCAGGCGTAGGTTCCAAAACGGAACATACAAAATTTCGTACCCTCCCTATGGTTACGATTATGTGGATGGAAAGCTATTTATCAATAAAGAACAGGCTGAAATCGTAAAGCGGATTTTTTCCGAGGCTTTGGACGGTAAAGGCACACAGAAAATTGCAGATGGGCTAAATTCGGATAAAATCCCAACAAAGAGAGGTTCACATTGGACAGCGACCACTATCCGCGGTATTCTTAGCAATGAAAAATATACCGGGGATGTCCTTCTGCAAAAGACCTATACAGATGAGAATTTTAAGCGGCATTATAATCGTGGGGAAAAAGATCAATACATGATAAAAGATCATCATGAAGCCATTATATCCCATGAGGAATTTGAAGCCGCCCAAGAGATATTAAAGCAAAGAGGAAAAGAAAAAGGTGTAATCAAGGGAAGCAGCAAGTATCAAAAACGCTACCCTTTCTCAGGGAAAATCAAATGCGCAGAATGTGGCAGCAGTTTTAAGCGTCGAATTCATGGCAGCGGTGACCGTAAATATATTGCATGGTGCTGCACAAAGCATATAAAGGACGCATCAAGCTGTTCCATGAAGTTTATAAGAGAGGATGCGATCCATCAGGCCTTCGTTGTAATGATCAATAAGCTTATTTTCGGTCATAAATTCATTCTAAGACCATTGCTACAAAGCTTAAAGAAAACAAATTACTCAGATAATCTAGCGAAGATTCAAGAATTGGAAGCAAAAATCAAAGAAAATACAGAGCGGGTTCAGGTGATTATGGGACTTATGGCCAAAGGATACCTGGAACCCGCTCTTTTTAATACACAGAAAAATGAGCTGCTCAAAGAAGCAGCCATATTAAAAGAACAAAAAGAAGCCATAAAACGCGCAATCGATGGGAGTCAGACTATCCTTGTTGAGGTTGAGAAGCTTCTTAAATTTGCAACGAAAGCTGAAAAGCAGATTGATGCATTCGATAGCAAAATATTTGAGGATTTTATTGAAGAAATCATTGTGTTTTCACAAGAAGAAATAGGTTTCAAAATGAAATGCGGGTTGAACTTAAGGGAAAGGTTGGTGAAATGATGAGCCATATACCTTTTGGATATACCATTCAAAACGGCAGGGCTGTAATTAATGAAGAGGAAGCAGTTAAAATTAAGAAGCTATTTAAGGTTTATCTTTCAGGGCTTTCTTTAAGCGAAGCGGCACAAAAAGCAGGTATTAAGCGCTACCACACATCTATTGCAAGAATACTTTCAGATAAACGGTATGTTGAGGACAAATTTTATCCGCCAATTATCAGCAAGG